GTATTTCTAAAAAGGAAGAAGTTAATATACAAAAGATATTTGAAGATGTTATAAAGGGAATTAAATTATGAGCATAAGAGAAAACATAGCGTCCAATATTATCAGCACTTTAGATGCTGTTACTTCACCTATTGAATTTAAAAAGATTACTAGAGAACCATTTAATCCAGATGAATTAGCTGACCCACAGTTTCCTGCTTTATATATTTCTACTGGTGATGAAACTAGAGAAGATTTTTCTCTTGGTGATTATTCAGCAGGTAAAAGAAGTGGAACAATAGATTATGTAATTGTTGGTTATGTTAAAGGAACAGAAACCAACCTAGATACTAAAAGAAATGAATTTATAGAAGTAGTAGAAGAAACACTTGATACCGATAGAACTAGAGGCGGTAATGCCAAAGAAACTAAAGTCGTAGAAGTATCATCTGATGAAGGTACATTATATCCTTTGGGTGGTATTCGTATTGTGGTAAGAGTATTCTATGAATTTATACGAGGTACGTCATAATGGCTAAACGAGTAACATTATTTATGCCAAATAGTTTAGGAAGCATAACTGTTTGGGATAATGAACTAGACAAATTTTTAGCGAAAGGATATAAACTTTCAATAGAAACAAAATCTACTAGAACTTCAAAGAAAAAAGAGGTAATAGTAGAAGAACAAGAACAACCAAAGGAGTATGAAGAATGGCAACACACGTTGGAACAAGCGGAGTAGTCAAAGTAGGTGCAAACGCAGTAGCTGAAGTTACTGGTTTTACTATTGATGAAACAAATGACACAGTTGAAGATACTTCACTAACTGATACATCTAAATCCTACAAAGCATTAAGAAGCGATGCTACTGGTACTGTTGAGTGCCATTGGGACGAAACAGATAGCACAGGTCAAGGTGCATTAACAGTTGGTGCTGAAGTAACTTTAAACTTATATCCAGAAGGTGTAGATAGTGGTGATACATATTACACAGGAACAGCAATTGTAACTGGTGTATCTCAAGCAGTGACACTTGACGGAGTTATTTCAAGAACTATAAACGTACAATTTTCTGGTGGCGTAAGCACTACAACTGTATAATTGAATGTCTAAAAAAGACTTTCTTGAAGGTGCTATAAATCACTTTAAGCATCAAGAGATTAAAATTATAGAAGTTGAGGAGTGGGGATTGACAGGCGAAGATGCCATTTATGTCAAACCTTTTACGCTACTAGAAAAAGCAGAAATCTTTAAAGGTTCAAACGACAATGATTTAACTGTTCTTGTTGATGTTATCATCAAAAAAGCAGAAACCAAAGATGGTGAAAAAATGTTTGACCTTGAAAGTAAAATCAAGATGAAGAAATTTGTTGACCCAGATATTATTGGTAGGGTCGCTAGTCAAATACTAGGAACAGCAAATGATAACCTTCAGACTTTAAAAAAAAAATAGAAACTGATAACCATTTCAGATTTCACTTTTTCCTAGCAGAACAATTACATAAAACTGTAGGCGAGATATTATCTATGCCTGTAGAAGAATTTAATTTGTGGATTGCCTATTATGAGGTAAAACACGATGAACAACAAAAAGCATTGAATAAACAGAAGATGCAAGGTAAAAGAAGATAATGTCCACCAAAAGATTAAATATTGATATTCTTGCTAAAGATAAGTCAAGACAAGCATTAAAACAGGTTCAAAGTAATTTAGATGAAACTAAAAAATCAGTAGTTAATCTTAAAAATGCACTTATTGGTCTTGGTGTAGGTGCTATTTTAAAATCTTTTGTTGATGTTGGTAAACAGGCAGAAAGTTTACAAATACGTTTTAAATTCTTATTTGGTTCAGTAGAAGAAGGTGCTACTGCACTTAATAATTTAACTAAATTTGCATCTAAAGTACCATTCTCATTAGCACAAATATCAAGAGCATCTGGTAACTTAGCAGTCGTTTCTAAAGATGCTAATGACCTAAATAGAATATTAGAGATTACTGGTAATGTGGCATCTGTTACAGGATTAGATTTTGAAACTACCGCAACCCAAATTCAAAGGTCATTTTCTGGTGGTATCGCATCTGCTGACATCTTTAGAGAAAGAGGTGTTCGTGCTTTATTAGGTTTTAAAGCAGGTGCAATAGTCACAGCAGAAGAAACAGCAAAAAGATTTGAAGAATTGTTTGCAGGTGATGGAAAATTTGCAACTGCTACAACAGATTTAGCACAAACTTTAGAAGGTACTTTATCAATGATAGGGGATAAATATTTCTCTTTTCAAAAAAGAGTATCAAAAGAATTTTTTGATGAATTAAAAGGTGAATTTGAATCTTTAGATAAATTTTTTGCAGAAAATGAAGAACAAATAGGGGTTTTAGCAGAAGCAGTTGGAAAAACTCTAGCAACAGCAATTACTACACTTGCTGATGGTGTTAGGTTTGTAAATGATAATTTTGAAACATTTAAAAGATTAGGAATGACAGTTGCTGTCTTTGGTTTAACAAAAGCATTTTTAGGTTTAGCGGTAAGTATTGGAAGAACATCTGTTGCTATGATTTCTCTTAATAGAAAATCGTTTAAAAGTTTTCTAGGATTATTAGCAGGTGCAGGATTTTTAATTGCTGAAGCAACTGGCAAACTTGATGAATTTTTCAAAATGTTTGAAAAACCAAAAACTATTGAAGATTTAGGAGTAGAAGTAGAACTTTTATCAAATCAATTACAAACACTTAAAGATAGTGGCGACCCTAATTTTGATAAACTACAAAGTGAAGCATCTCAATTAAAAAGAGAATTAGAACAATTAAGAAGTACCCTTGACCCAACATCTTTAGAGTTTGAAAATATTGGTTATCTAATTGATGAAGTTAATGATTCATTAAACGAAGTACCTTTTAGAGAATTAAATATTGGATTTGAAGAAGTAGAAGATAATTTAAAAGCATTAAAAGAAGCATTGAAAAATTTTGATAAAGGTTTTCAAGACGCTATGGCTAAAGCAATAAATACAACTGATGATTTTCAAAAATTAGGTTCTAAAGCATTTGACGGATTTGCTGATACATTAACAGATGCTTTAATGACTGGTAAGGCATCATTTAAAGATTTTGCGAGAAGTTTATTAGCTGATTTGTTAAGAATAATTATCAGACAAAGGATTGCATTAACATTACAAAAAGCATTTGAAATTGGAAGTGGTATTGCCTCTGGTGGTGGAATTATAGGAAGTATTGGAAAAGTATTAGGATTTGCAGATGGTGGCAGACCACCTATTAATAGACCAAGCATTGTAGGTGAAAGAGGAGCAGAATTATTTGTACCAGATACAGCAGGTACAATTATCCCCAATAATGAAATAAAAGGAATGGGGGGAACAACCAATATTAACTTCACTATTAACACAGTTGATGCTAGAGGTGTTGACGAATTACTTACAAATAGACGTAGCACTATAATTAATGTTATTAATGATGCACTTAATAGACAAGGAAAAGAGGCATTAGTCTAATGGCAGGTACATATCCAATATCACCAGAATTTGCGTCTATCGGATTTGGTAGCGAACAGAAAACAATTACATCTACTACTGACAGTGGAAAGATGTTTGCAGTTCAAGTTGATGGACAAAGATTTAAATTCTCAGCAAGTTATCCACCAATGAACAGAAGTGAATTTGCACCAGTTCTTGCGTTTGTAATGAAACAAAGAAGTCAAAAAGAAACATTCCAAATTGCTTTACCAGATTTAAAGAATGCCAAAGGCGATGTGTCTGGAACAGTTACTGTTAGTGGTAGCCATTCAGCAGGTGATACCACCATTGATATAACAGGAATAACAGGCACACTAAAGGCAGGGGATTTTGTAAAGTTTGGTGGTCATTCAAAGGTTTATATGGTTGTAGAAGATGCAACAGGCGATAGTTCTAATGATGCTACAATAACAATAGAACCACCACTGCGAAGTGCTTTAACTGATACCGAAAGTGTCACTTATGACGGAGTACAATTTACAGTTAGATTGACATCAGATATTCAAGAATTTAATACAGGGGATTTAGATTTATATAGATACGAAATAGATTTTATTGAGGCGTTGTAATGACTAGAGGTTTTTCTAGTGACTTACAGTCTGAGATACTCAATCAGACTATTAAACCAATCGTTCTTGTAGAAATATTATTCCCTACTCCCCAAAGACTAACTAATCACTATAAAGACGTTACTCATAATGCAAACACCTATTCTACTAGTTCACATTTATTATCTATTGGTGGTAAAGCAGAAAAATCAGAATTAGATGTATCAAACTTTCAAATAGAATTATCTGCTGTTGATAGTGCTTTTGTTTCTATTGTTTTAAATAACAATGTATCAAATGATGAAGTCACGATTGATATTGGATTGCTAGATAATAATGATGCCTTAATAGATACATTCAATTATGACAAAGGATTTATAGAAAGTTTTAATATTGATACGGAAGCAGGTAAATTAATATTAAGTTGTACTTCACACTTTGCAGATTTTAGTAGAGTATCTGGAAGAAAAACAAATGAAGGTTCACAAAAGGTATTTTTTCCTAGTGACAATTCTATGGAATTTTCAGCATTAACTGTTCAAGATATTTTGTGGGGTAGAAAATAATGGCATTTTTTACAGCTATACTTGGAACAATTATTAAATCTGTTATTACAGGATTTGCTATTTCTAAAGCAATATCTTGGATTGCACCTAAACCAGAATTACCAGAATTTACACAAGAAGCAGAAGCAACAGGCGTTCTTGTTAATAAACAATCTAACAACGCAAACATTCCTATTATTTATGGAACACGTTTAGTTGGTGGAACAAGAGTATTTTTAGAAACGAGTGGAAATGACAATCAATATTTGTATGGTGCATTAGTATTATGCGAAGGGGAAATAAATGGTATTACAAAAATTTATGTTGAAGATAAAGAAGTTACTTTTAGTGGGTCTTTTAGTAATGGTGGCACTGTCACCTCCAATGATAGTAGATTTGGTGACACTATCCAAGTTCAGACTTTTTATGGAACTGATGCACAATCGCAATCAACATTATTAAATAATCTTTCTAGTTGGTCTAACAAGACAAGAACATTTGCAGGAATTTCTTATATTGCATTCCGTCTAACTTGGGACGCAGATAAGT